TAGCGGTCCTTCATGTGGGGGTTTAGCCCTTGGCCTTCTGCTTCTTATACTGGAAAACCTTGGAATAGTCGCCAGTCTTTTCTGCTTCAGACCGCAGGCGGTCGAGGGTGCTGTCAACCGCGCCAGACGGGCGGGCGGTGCCGCTGATCTTGCGCTCGGGTGACGATTGAGCCTTACGGTTCGAGATCTTCAACTGCGTCTCCAATTTCGCAACCGCGAAGGCGAACTTCACGGGATCGGTGATGGAAGCGATTTCCTTCGCTTTTTTCGGGTTCTTGCCCAGAGCATAAACGACAAGAGCCGGGTTTTCGGCACCTTGCACAATCATCCCCTGCTGCATGACGCTGAGGGTGTCTTGAACGACATCCTCGGCAAACTCAAAGTCACGCACCTTCAGGCTGGCCTTCGCCCCCTGATAGCCCTCCAACTTGCGCTCCCATTCTCTCTGAACAGCTTGGTGTTCAGACTTCATGGCAGCCTCACGCTCGTCGTGCTGGCGCTTCTTGTCGTACCATGCGGTCAGTTCCCGCTCGTATCGGTCGGTGTCGTAATCGGCTTTCTCAAGCGTTGGCTTCGGTCCAAGGGGCGCGACCCCAGGTGTGTTCCGCTGTTCGACCTGCGCTAGACGCTGTTCAAGTTCCTTGGCTCGACGTTTCTCCTCACGATACTGCTTGCGAAGGTCACGAACCCAATCGGGCGCGCGGGCCTCCTCATCTTCTTCCGGGGCTGGCGCTTCCCCGTTAATCGAAATGACGACCTCTTCGTCTTCGGCCTCTTCTCCTTCGCCTTCAGCCTCGTCTGCCATCTCGGCATCTTCGGCCTCTAGTTCAGTTTCTTCAGCCTCAACTTCAAAGTCCTCTTCGATCTGTTCTGCCAATTCAGTCATGCGATCCTCGCGATTTTCTCACCCATTACATTGTGCGGCTGGGCGGTTGCCGCATTCCGGTGGCGACGGTCTCTTGCAGAGCCTTCGCCGTGTTCACCACGTTGGTGCGCTCTTTCTGCTGAATGCCAGCAAGCACCTCAACGGTCTTGGCGCGGGTCTCTTCCGCACGCGCCAAGGTGTATTCTGTGTTGGCCTGAGCCTGGCCAGCCTTGGCCTGCGCTTCCATAGCGGCGGCCTGCAGGTAAAGCGCCTGCGGATCTGGCTGCTGCGCTGCCTGCATTTCGGCCAGCAGCTTCTCGCCTTCCTGCTCGGTCGGCTGGATGACGCCCATCTTGATCAGCTTGTCGCGGAAGTAGGCGCGCACCTCGCCGATGCCCTCGCCGTCCATGTTCATCATGGCCATCGATGTCAGCACCTGCTGCGTCTCTGGATCTGGCGCGATCTGGATCATGCCCAACAGCGCGCGAACAGTGGCGCTGCGCTTGGTAGCCGAGGCCGGGCCGACATCCACAGCCACGTCAAACTTAGCGGTGGACAGGTCGTTTTCGTATTCGACTTCGCCGGTCTTGGGGTTGAGCATCGGCTTGCCGATCTCAATGCTGGACAACTCGCCGCCAAGGCCCACCGACTTCATCTTGCGGCCAGGCTCGACCACGATGTCACGCGCCATCGACAGCCAGACTTCACCGCAACGCTTCACGGCTTTGGCCATGTTAGACATGTAGATGTAGGTCTGCATATCCAGGCGCTGCTGGATCAGTTCCACGGCCTTGCCGCTGACGTTGGAAACGATTTCCTCGGCGGCGTCGGGCTTGCCCAGCAGATCGCTCATGTCCTGCTCGGTGATCTGCAACAGGCCAGCCAACGCAGGCGGGATCTGCGGCGGCTTGGTGTAACCGACCGGGCCGGCAAGTGTCTCACCGCCGTTGGCGTCGGTCACGGTGTTCAGGAGCAGGTAGGGATAGTTTCTGAGGTTGTCCTCGGACCACATCATCTCGTGGCCGGCCACCTGCTCGGGCGTGAAGATCGGTTTCTCAACGGTCGAAAGCGCGCTGATCTCGCCCAGCTTGGAAAGCTGCATGTTCTTCAGCCGCTGGGCGTCCTTAGCCAAACGCACATGACCCATGCACCGCTCGACGTTGTCCACGAACCAGCGCTTGCCATAGACGGGGATGATCGGGATCTGGTCGCCGGCAATGTAGCCGCTGTCTTCCAGAACCTTGCTGCCGCTCATAATGTACTTGCGCACCTTGCGGCGCTTCACGCGGCGCTGGCGGACCTCTTTGGTGCCGACAGCCTCAAGCATCATCTCCAGTTCTGGATCTTGCTCGAAATCGCGCTCTGAATACTTTTCTTCCTGCCCGTCAAGGGTCTGGAAAATGCGGATCAGTTCCGACGCCTCTTCGACGCGGTAGACCTCGGCCACATAAACGACATCAGGTGTCGCCCAGTCGAACGCCACCTGCTCGATGCCCTTGGGCCAGGTGGTCGGGTCATCTTCCCAGACTTCGCGGTAGGCATCGGGCGTCATCGCCGTCAGAACATAGCACATGCGCGCGTCCGACTTGTCTTGGCGCTTGGCATCCAGATCAAAGAACACGGTCGTGTCAGCGTCATAGATCGGCTCAATGCGGATGCGCTGCTTTTCGTTCTCTTCGTCGTACTCGTCTTCGTAGACAGCACGCAAGCGGAACGCACCAAAGCCACCGCCGACAGCCTCCTCGAAGGCGTTGTCGTAGGCTTCATTGGCGCCGCTGTCCTGCTCGTCAGAACGGAACAGGCCGTCGCACACGTCGGCCATCTTGTCGTCGTCGGTGCCGTCCTTGCTCACGAAGTCAACCGTGATGCGGTTGTTGCGGTATTCGTTGATGATCCGCATGACGGCCAGGTGAACCTTGTTCACCTCAAACTTGGGCTTGTTTAGATATTGCTCATAGAGGCTTCCCTCCCACTGCGCGCCCGAGATCGAGTAAAAGCGGCGATCCTCCAAGCACTGCAAACGCTCATCGCGCATGGTGCTTTGGATGGTGTCAAACTCTGACATCGCTTCGGCATGAACATTTGCAAGCCGCTGGTCTCTGGTCATGCGGGCCAAGTTGCGCGCCTTTCGCTGGATATTTGGGCCGAAGTATACGGCAGGTTGATCTGAATATCAATCACCGTGCCATCGGCATGCTGACGGGGACAAGGCGGGCCTTCGGCTTGTCCTGCTTGGCCACGCGACGGGCGCCCTCGCAGGCATAGCGCAGCGCGTCGATGACGTGGTTTTCCTTGTCCTCCAGCACAGGCAATATGCTGCCCGTGTCCCGGTCGGTCTTGTAGCTGTAGAGCGTCAGTTCATCGATGGTGTGCTTGCAGCGCGGATGCACCACGATGTCAAAAGACTTCAGCCACTCGACGCCCTCCTCGACCGATTTCGGCCCCTTGACCGCCGGCATGATCTTCGGAAAGCCGTTCTTGCGCATGTGGCTGATGGTCTCGGGCCGCGCGCTGTCGGCCACCATCGGCCAGCGCTCAGCCTCGGGGATCGTCATGAACAGCGAAGGCGTGTCAACGATCTCGCAGCCCACCTGATAGGCCTCATGGTCAATATATAGCTTCCGTCCTATAATGTGGCAGCGGATGCCAACGGTCGGGTCGGTGGCAAAGCCCCAGTCAGCGCCGAGGCGATGGACTGCATCGGGCGGTGCCTCGAAGTCCTCAATGGCCCAGTTCTTAAACACGCGGGTTTCGCTGTTGCGGACATATTCGCCCTTCCAGACGTGCAGATATTTGTCTGGATCGCGCCGCTTGTCGTATTCCATCTCGTCCTTGAGAACGTCAGGGAACCACGGGTTGTCGGTATAGTTCACCTCGACGATCACGCTGTCCGGCGGCGGGTTGGTGCCACGCAGCAGGCCCTCGATCGGGTCTGTGTCGAACCGTGGGTTCCAACTGAACAGCAGTTGCGAGCCGGGCTTGCGGATGGTCGGGCGCAGGAGATCCAGCGAGAACTGGCTGATTGACTGGGCCTCCTCCACCCATGCAATGTCGAACCCCTCCAGCGACTTCACGCTGTCGGCTGTGTGGTTCTGCATGCCCTGGAAAATGATGACGCCGCCGTGCGGGCATTTGATCTCGGCCTGCTGCACCTGAAACAGATGACCGACGCCCAGTTCCTCGATCTTGTTTTCGATCAGCTTCTTGACAGACTGCTTCAGAGACTTCTGCACCTCGCGCACGCAGACCACGTCGGTCTTGCGCATCACGCAGCGCTCCACGATCCATTCGGCGAAGAAGGTTGACTTGCCAGATCCGCGCCCGCCGAACGCCCCGATGTAGCGGGCGCTCTCGCGTTGCAGGATCGGCAGCGCCCAGCGAGGCGTGTTGATGTTGAGGTTCACTTGCCCTGCTCAGGATCTCGCTTCATCATGCCGGTGATGTACATGTCCTGCGCGCTATCGCCGCGCTCTTGCGCAGCGATCTGATCACGCAGAGAACGGGCCATCGGGCTTTTGCCCTCACCGTTGGCCATTAGACGTTGCAGTTGGCGCTCCAAGTAGTCCATCGTACTGATCCCTCTCGATCACGTTTGTCTCATAGTGCATGAGGTTTGCAGCGCTTATGCCCTGCTCTGTTTTCTGTATATCGTTTGCGATATTCGTGAACAGATCTTCGACCTCGTCGATCTTTGCTGCCTTTTCGGCAGGCGACATTGCCGCCCACGCATCCCTACCCATATCGAATTCTGGGATGTATTGGAAGCGCAAACCATTGATGCCGGCGACGGCCTCGTCTGCCATCCCAGCCTGCGCGCTAGGGCGATCCATCACGCGGCTGTCGGTGACAAAGGTGAACCCATCGACACCGTACTGCGTCAGCCTGTCGGACAGGCGGCGCGCGAAGTCTGGATCTTGCCGATTGCGGAAATAGATCTCAACGCCCGGTCGGCTTTCTGCCGTGCGCTGCGGCATAACCTTGGAGATGAATGCCGCGTCCTGATCAGCCTCCTTGGCCACCTCAACCATGCGCCGCGTCACGCCGGCAGGGTCAAAGTTCTTTCTGACCACGAACTCAGCGTTAAACGCGCGCTCATCGGACTGCATGAAGCGGCCATAGGTGTTGTTGATCTGGTACGTCACGACGCTTGGATCTGCCTTGGCAGGCTCGCCCAGGCGCGCTGCGATGTCGGCCTGCTGCACGTTGGTGGGCCGCATGCCAGGGCGCTCAACGCTGATGCCGAGAACATACCGGGCCAACGGGGCTTTCATCTCGTCCAGTTGCTTTTGAGCCGAGACGACGCCAGCACTGTGTGCCGCTCTCGCCTCTTCAACTCTTGCTGCGTACTCGGCTTCGGTCTCTTTCACCCGCTTATTCGGAGCCTTGAAGCTGGCGGTCGTTGCGCGGCGCAGTTCCTTAACTGCCGCTGGATCTGGCGCACCGGCAAGGGACGATTCAAATTCAAACGAACCGCCTTCGCCGGCTTTGTTCGTCCATCCGTTGTTGGTCCACTTTTCCTTCTCAATGAACCATGCAACGGCCTGGAGGTCGTCAGGGTTCATGTCCTGAAGGTTAGGCGCGACAGATCGGATGATGCCCTGCTTGTTGATCTGATCGGCAGCATCAGCCATGACCCTTTGACCAAAGCCAAACTCGCCGCCAATCTTTGGCTTTTCTAGCGTAGAACCCTTTAGGTGATCGCCAACGACACCTTTTTCGACCGGGGGCGGCAAACGATCCAGGCCCGCAAGCCTGCGCAGATGGCGCGCTGCCCAAACGTCGATGGTGGCGGCGTTGGTGTATCCAATCAGGTTGCCGGTAAAGTTTGGCGTCTTGGGCGCCCCAGTAGCGACGCGGAACATGTCAAATAGTGCTTTGGTCGCTGCCGGGCTGTTGGCATTGAAAAGAGATCCTGCCGCGTTCGTAATGAGCCGGAACGGATTGTCAGGATCTTTGTGCATCTGCTGGAGCGCGGTTGGGTTTACTTTGCCCTTCTTCAGCATCTCATCGTACATGCGGAGTTCTTCGTCATATTCCCCGCGCGCAAAGCGGCGCATGACTTCAATGGCATTGTTCCAGTTCATCTCGACGCCTGTTTGGGCCGACGTTGCGCCGAGAACATCAGCGAAAACGTCGCCCATGCCACCGAATTCTTTGCGCAGACTGCTGCGCATTGCCCTGTACCAGTTCGCCTCATTGACGATGGCGATGGCTGCCGGATCTCCAGCCTTCACGCGATCAGCAAGCAGCTTAATCTCGTTGACCTGACGCGAGGCCATCGTGCGCTGCCAATCTTCTGGAGACACGCCCATAGGCGGCCTGTCGAAGCTGTACGGAACCTCTTTATAGGTAACCTCAAAGCCATCCTTTTTGGGATCAATCTTTGACACCTCCATGACATTGGCCCATCCATCCGCCGCCGGATAAGAGGCCTTCTGCCCAGCGACCTGCTCTTGAACAGGGGCCAGCTTGGCTTTTGGCACAGACGCCTTGATGATCGCCCTTTCAGGCTTGCTGACCAGGTTTGCCACGACAGGCGCAGCCACCTGCGGCGCAGGTTGTGCCGGGGCTTGGCGTAGCAACGCAGGCGGCGGAGCTGGCAGTGCATTGGGCGATGTCGGAGGCGGCGGCAGGGCTGCGCTCTCCATCGTCACCGGCGGCGCTGCTGTAGGTTCTGGTGCCATTGCCGGTGTGATGGGCGCGGCTGGTGCCTCCTGCATGGCGCGATCAACCTCATCAAAGGTCAACGGCGGGCGGCCAGCACCTGCGCCCGTTTCAGGCGCGCGGACAGGCTGCGGCGGGATCGGCGGCCCGAAGACGCTGAACAGCGTGTTGGGGTCCATGCGTGATACGTTCCTGGCGATGCCCTCTGCAATCATCTTTCCAGCCGGGAACATCTCGGCCATGCCAGCGGCTGCCTGCACGGCGCCAAGAGCGGTCGTCAGAGGGTCACCTTGCTGATAGCCTCGCGACGCTGCTCTGCTCCCCTCTTCGACGTTGAACACGCCCGAGAGCGCAGCAGGCGCAGCAGCGATTGCACGGCCAGCCATGCCAATTCCCTTTGCAGCTAAAGATGCGCTGCCGCCAAGCATCGAGGCGATGTCGATCAGCCCCATGCTTTCCAAGATCCCCTGCGCGTTGGGGTCACCCATCACACGGCGGGCATACTTCCCGGCTTCATATGCATCCATGCCGCCTTGCTGCATCAGCGCGTCTTGCAGCCTGTAGGTAGCTTCTTGGCGCATGGTGTAGTCTGGCGCTTGCAGAACGTCTGCCGGCGCACGCTGCCGATCCCGATCCATCTGCTGCGAGAACGGCATGGCAGGCTGGCCAGCGGTCGAAAACGCTGCAACTTCCATCGGGCTGTACCCAGCCGCCGCGATGTCCTGCGGGCTGTACGAACCCTGCATGCCGCGCAGATCCGATGCGTATGCGCTCATCTCGGCCATGCGCTGGGGCGATGCGTAAGCCTGCGGTCCTTGCATCGGACCGCGCGGCATCATCACGGGCTTCGGTCTCTCAGGCATCGCGTACTGCCGACCAGACGCAGTCCGATAGATCATGCGTCCAAGTTCGTCCTGGCCTACAGGCGTGTCACGCTCTGGCCGCGCGTCTGATGGAAGATCGAAAATCGCCATGCCTTAGCCCTTCGGATCGATGATGGTTCGCTTGATTTCGACCGGGATGGCGCCGCCGTCCGGGCCGGAGTGTTCAATCTCATGCTTCTCACGCCAGCCTGCCCGTGTCTTCATCCAGAAGATCATGGCGGCGGTGTCGCCCTTGGTGGCTTTGTTGAACAGCGCACCGCCGACCGATGCGTTAGCACGGGCGCGGGCTTGGTCCAATTCCTCGCGGTAGTATTTGGTCAGCGTCTTGCCGTCGATGCCGAGGATGTCGGCAATGACGGCTTGAGGCGTGCCGATGGTCGCATGAAGCTGGACAAGCTGGCGGCTTTCCTTTGATGGTTCGTGCGGGTTCCGGCTCATGCTGCGATCCTCTTACTTGCCAGCGCGTTAAACGTCTCGCCCGTCGCTTCCAGCGTTGCCTCTTGCCCGGTGAAGTCCTGCCAGCGCTTGACGATCACGTCGCAGTATTTCGGGTCAAGTTCCATCATGCGGCAGTCGCGGGCTGTCTTTTCGCAGGCGATCAGCGTGGAGCCAGAGCCGCCAAATAGGTCAACCACGCAGGTCAATCCGCTGCCCCAATTTTCAAAGAACCACAAAGCCAAGGCGACAGGCTTTTGTGTCGTATGCAGGCGGTCCTCGCCCTTTTCCTTATTCTTGAAGCCGCCCCATTGAAGCCAGCACATCTTGTTGCGCTCTTTGCGCGACCAACAAAGCTCAAAGTCACCGTGCGGGTTCGCTGCTTCAGTCTCACGCTTTTTGTTCCAGACGATTATGCCTCCGCGCCCTAGTTTGTCTGGATAATACTGATACCCCCAGACAAACATTTCCTTTGCGCTCTTAAACATCTGCACAAGAAACGACGGGTCAAAATCATCACCATCACCAATAATCATTTCTGCCTTGTTGCGCTTGTTTGTCACGCCAGCCTTGTTTCCCGCGAATTTGTCGCTGCTGTAGGCAATTCCATACGGCGGATCAGTGAACACCATATCAGCCTTCCGGCCCGCCATCAGCTTGTCCACGGCGTCAATGCTGGTGCTATCCCCGCACATCAGGCGATGCCGCCCAAGCAGCCACACGTCGCCCTCGACCGTGACAGGCACCGCAGGCACATCTGGCACCGCGTCCTCGTCGGTGAGGCCCTCGGTTGGCTCGGCCAAGAAGTTACCGATCTCGTCGGGATTGAAGCCTGTCAGGCTCAGGTCAAAGCCCTCGGCGTCCAGATCCTGCAATTCAATCTTCAGCATATCGTTGTCCCAGCCGGCATCCAGCGCAAGGCGGTTGTCTGCGATGACATAGGCGCGCTTTTGCGCCTCGGTGAGGTGCGCGGCCTCGATGACGGGCAGCGTGGCCAGGCCCAGCTTCTGGGCTGCCATGACGCGACCGTGGCCTGCGACGATGCCGTTCTGGCCGTCCACGATGATGGGGTTTAGAAAGCCAAACTCGCGGATGCTGGCGGCGATCTTGTCCACCTGCTGCGGCGAATGCGTGCGGCTGTTGCGGGCGTATGGGATCAGGTCGGCCACTGAGGCGGTTTTATAGTTCGGAAATTCTTTGTTCGCCGTCATGTTTTCCACCTCATCTCGGGCAGTGCGGCCCGGTCGCTCGGCGCATTCTAACGCTTCACCGCCAAATATGCAAACTGTCCGACGCCCTCGCGCTTGCAGAAGAGGAAGACCAGCTTGTCGGTCTCGGCTCTGGCAGCCGCGTGGCGATGCAGGCCGCCGCAGAACTGTCCGATGTGGTAGACTATGCGGTCGCCCTTCTGCGCCTCGGCCAGCGCGTGGTAGAGGGCATCCGGCTTCGTCTCGCCGGTGATGTAGATCGTGCTGCTCATTCGATGACATCCCCGAAATCAATTTCGTCTTCCAGATCCTGCGGCGCGCGTCTGACCGCCTTCACCTCTGCGCCGGGGAATGCCAGTTTCACCGCGTTCACCAGCCCGTTACGGTGTTCGTGCAGGGCGACAGCCACCTCGCGCATGGTGTGGATCGCGATGCCGGGCCGCTTGGCGTAGGCTGCCGGCCATTCCCTGCCATCCTCGATGATGCCGTAGACCTGGCCCTCGTATTCGTGTTCCCAGATCATCGGATCGGAAACGGGCCGACCGAGGCTGACGGCTTCGGCGTCCATTGCGGTCAGCCCGCGCAGACAGATCTCGACCCAGAATTTCACCTTGTCGGGATCTTGCGCGTCTATGGCGGCGTTCAGGCCAGCCATCGCCTTACCCCACTTTGCGGCGCTTTCGACCGAGACGAGTTCGGGCAGGCGGTCGATGCCCCAGCGTTTGTCCATCTCGCGCACTGCCTTGTCGAAGGGTGCCAGCGACAGGTCCGCTTTGATCTCATTTGCCGTCGCTCCTTTGTGCAGGATGCGGTCGTCTTTCTTCTGGCGTGTTGGTCTCTGTGCCATCGTATTGCTCCTTTGGTTTCCCCACTCCCCACCCCACCTAGAGGCAGTCTCCTTGCATCACCCCACCACCACCACCCCCTAAAGGGGGATGGGTGGGGTGGGGAGGGTGTTTTTCCCCACCTTTCCCCACCTTTCCCCACCTGAAAAGTGCGAGGTGGGGAAGATTGAATATGTCAAATTTCATCGCCATTGATCCACTCTCCGACGATGATGACGCTAGTCTCTCGGCCCTTCTTTTTGTCGAAGACCTTCTCGGTGGCCAGCACATTTGTCCGCATCCATGTCTTGATAATTGACGAGACCTTGGCCCGTCCTTTCTTCTCTGTGATGTCGATGCCAAGCAGATCGGCGACAGGCACGCCTACCCATTTTGGAGACTGCGAACTTTCGCGCAGCGGCTCGCCGTCTGTGTGAGCGTCTGCAACGAGGCGCTGCACGGCCTTGGCATCCTTTCCGCTGACGCCGTCAAAGGCGTCTGGCAGCGTGTACGGGACGCAGACACCGATCCACTCACCGTTGTCGATCTTGACGCCTTCCATCTTGCGGTAGACAGCGGCTGCTGCTGGCGGGGCCAGGTTGGCCTTGCCGTCGTCCACCCGGAAGATGCTGCGCGCCTCGTTCTCGTCGATGCCCAGTTTGCTGGCATCATCTGGTGACATGCGGTTGACCACCCGCGCAGCCCGTGCCGCCCCGATCAGGCTGCCTGCGCCACGCACGCTGTCGATGCTGGCATCCTCTCCGTTGCCTTTGCGGATGTGGTGGACCAGGCCGATGGCTGATTTCGTCTCGTCAGCCACGCGCCTTATTTCCGCCACAATGGCGTTCACCGCCATGTTGTCGTTCTCGTTGATGTTGTGGGCGCCGACGAAGGGATCGATGAAGACGCAGCCGATCTGCTTTTCGGGGATCTTGGCGCACAGGTATTCGACCAGCTTGGTATTGGGCAGGACGCCTTCGCGGGTCTGGATGCCGAACTTGAGGCTGAAGTCCCGGCCCGCGTTGACGAACAGGCGGCCCTCGACCTCGGCGGGCTTGATGCCGTAATGCCGCATTGCAGCGAGAACGCGGCGCTGGATCTCTTCGAGCGGGTCTTCAAGGTTGACGATCCACACGTTGGTGCGCTCTTTCACCTCCTCGCCCAGCAGCGGGCGGCCTGTCACGATGGCCAGCGCCTCGACGATCTGGAGGCTGGTCTTGCCGATTCCGCCTGCCGATGCCAGCACGCTGACGAAGGATCTCAGATAGTGGTGGGCGTATATCCAGCGGCGCGGTTCGATGCTGGCCTCGTCGAACATATCGTAGAGCGTGGGCCAATCCGGGGCCGCCTCGGGGGCGTCTGGGGTGTCGAAGCTGTCCAGGTCTATGTCATCGGCCTGTGCGCTGGCAGGTGCCTCTGGCGCAGCCTGCGGGGCCACATAGTCGAAATCATCCATGCCGTTCTCTGGCACGTCGATCTCGGCTTTGGCCGGGCTGATCTCCAAGCCATAGGCACGCACGGCCTTGTCGAAATCCCCGTCATGCTCAAAATGCACATAAAGGTCCCATGCATCACCCCAGCAGAAGGAATTTTCGCCCAGCGATTTCGACCTGCCGATGCCGGCGGCTGCGTCAGATCCAGACAGGCTTACCCAATGCGATAAGAAGTTCTGCGTGGCGAAGCTGGGCGACGTTTGATACCGCGAACGGTAATGCTGGGAAGATCCGCGCCGCTCGTATTGGTAGCGGGCGAACAGATCCTCGATGGTGTGGTCTGCGTTGAAGGCGTCCACCGGGCTGACCTGATCGGGGAACTTCTGCCGACGCTCGGCACGCTGGCGCTCACGGTCGGCACGCGCCCGGTCGGCCTGCTCGGCGGCGAGGCGGTACTGCTCCAGCCTTCTGTCAATTTCTTGACGGATGGCGCTGTCGGCATCCAGACGCAGCGTGCCGGCGCGGATGATGCGGTGCTGGTAGAAGATCGGGGTCAGATCGGGGTTGCGCTTGGCCAGAGGTACGTTGGGCAAATAGATCGGCTGCCCGCAGCGCGCCAGCGCGCCGTCTGGGTGTATGCCATTGGCATGCAGCAGATCGAAGAGGGCGGTCTGGGCCAACTCATAGTCAGCGCCTGACAGCGCGCCGGCCAGCGGCAGCAGGACACGCCATTTGCGGTTCTCTGGGCTTGCGCCTGATGATGAGTAAGCAAGCAGGCTGACAGGGCCGCAGACAGCCTCCACGGCGGCCAGCACGTCGTCCAAGCTGGGGTTGCCCTTGTCGATGTCGAGGGCCAGCATGCGGAAGGCGCCACGCTCGCGCTGGGCTTCGTGGGATCTGCCGTCGTGTTCACGGTAGGTTGAGGGAATGAAGAAATCGGCGTCGATCTTTTCTTTCGCCTGCGGTGTCGAAACCATGCGGGCAATGTCGCCCCAAGAGATGCCGGGATAAACCTGGCCGGGCTTGTCGATGAGCGTGTGGAAAGAGCCGGGGGCTGTCAAAAAGCGGATGTCAGACATTGTGGCCACCGCGACACTTGCCACCAGATATTGCGTGCATTATAGTTTCTCCTGCAAGGTTTCTCCGCCTGCAAACGTAACCTGCTCCTCCCTCGGTTACGCCTGCCTTAACTGAACCCCGGCGCGTTGGTCTCACGCCGGGGTTCTTTTTATATCACCAAGGGATCTCGTCTCCCAGATCATCAGCAATGGCCTGACGCTTCTGCTCGGTCAAGGGCGCCTTGGCCTGCTCAAACGGATCTGCCTTGCTTTCGACGGTGTCGAAATCATCCATGCCGCCGTCGCCATAGCGTGCCTCGGTGACCTGCACAGCGTCTAGCAGGAGGGAGATGCCGCCGTTGCCATCGGGATCGATCACAGCGACGGCCCACGCGCGCACAGTTCCTTTGGACCCGCCCCAGAAGGACAGATCGGCCAGCGGTTGCTTCTGCCCGTCGATGACGGTGGGTGCCTTGTTGGGCGTGCCGTCCTTCTTCATGCCGTTGCGCTTGGCGGCGAACTGCACGATCCCCGTTTCGTTGCCGTGTTCGTCCTTCAGCTTCTTCATGCCGAAGATGGTTTTAAACTGAGGCATCTTGCTGTTGCGCGAGCGGCAGGCCTCATAGTGGGCGCGCAGTTCTTCATAGAGCGGCTTGGCCTGCTCTTTAGGCATATCGAAGGCAACGCTCCAAGCCGCGTTGGAAGCGGTTGGCGCGCAGGGTTCGCTGGCCTGCTTCTGGGTGTTGAACCGATAGGTCTGGTTCAGCTTGGGATACTGAAGGGTCACGTTCTTGGCGAGAACCTTGTGGAAGTCGTCGTTGTTAGCCATGGTTTGCTCCTCTCTGGCTTGGTTTAGAAATCGACGGTCTCGGTGAAGATGTCGTCTTCGGTGGTCTCGGCCTGCCAGCGTGGCAGATCGATAGTGTTAATCAGCGGCCAGCCCGTTGTGAAGTCGGAAACGGCGATGGCGTTGCTGATCTTTTGGAGGGTCTGGGTCACGACTATGTCGGCTTGGTCCAAATATCGGACAGTAAGAGCGTGCAGGCCGACAGCGTGCGGTGGCTCTTTTTCGACTGCGATGAAGATGAAGGCGTCGGCCTTGTAGCCAGCGGCACGCAGGGCGCGCAGGTAAAAGGCGGCCTGCACGTCGTATGCGTACTTTCGCAGTTCACGCGGGAAGCCGTCGGGGCTGGCGTCGGTGGTGGTCTTCAGATCGAACACAAGGCCAGCTTCGGGCAGATAGCCGTCTGGTCTGCATTTGATCGCCACGCCTGTTTCTGGGTCGATGCCGAAGAAGCTGGCTTCAGCGACAAAGGTTGGATCGGCCAGATACATGGCCGCGACCGGGTGGGCCTTGACGGCATCGGCGATGCGCGCGGCCAGATCGAAGTCCCCCTCGGGCAGGAGGATGACGCCATCCAGATCTGCTTCAAGCTGGGCTTTCTTCCACTTGTCACCGCGGCGATCTTCCGGCCCACGGCGGACCAGCTTTTTTTCCGGCTCCAAAACAAGCGCGTGGACGGCTGACCCCATGGCGAAGGCGCTGCTGGGTTTGCGCGCCTTGCCCTTCCAGTGGGCCAGCGACGTTTTGTAAACCGCCTTCACGTCCGAGGACGAGATCGCGGCGTGGGCGTGGTATTCCTTGTTGGTCAGGTCGGTTCTCATTTCTTTCTCCATCCGTAGTATGCGATCAGAGCCGCCTCGGCCCTGCCGTCGTCTTTCTTGCGCGCCCAAAGATTCGACTGATCCGGGAACACGCTTGATGCGTATGCCCTGGAGGCGTCCTTGTCGGTGGACAGGCCGAAGTGCTTTTTCCACGTCGCCGGCGGCACTTCATTCGTTGGCACGCCCGCGTAGAACAGGCACGCTTTCATCTCGCCGTATGCCTGCGCGATGGTCACGGCGTTCTTGATGCCGATCATCCTCGGGAAGAACGGCTTTTCGATCCAGGCGCACCGCACGCTGCCGATCTCGGACAGGATGGCGCGCTTTTCCTCGATGGTGCCGGGCATGTCGAACACGCGCACGCTCATGTCGTCACCGTCCATAACCGCGATGGCGCCAAGTCGGCCAGGATCAACCCCAATATAAAGCGCCATTACTCAGGCTCCCCGCGTGCGTGGTCGATGGCGAAGCGGACGAAGCCCTGTCTGTCGCCGTGCATTGGCGTGCTGACCTGATACGATGTGACCGATCCTTGCGCCGTGCGGCCCGATCCGAAGCGGTATTTGAACCGCGCTTCCATGTCGCCGCCGTGGACATCGACCAAGCCGTCGATGATTGCTTTGAGTTCGTGCAGCTTCATCACAGAGCCTCTCCCCTCAAGCCAACCATCATCTTGGCCTGCATGTCGTTGTCCCTGTCAGCAATCTCCCCGCCGCAGGCCAGATATCCGCATCCGTCGACCCAGTTGTCCGCGTGTGCCGGGTTTGACTTGGCGCGTGCCAGCTTCAGCAGGGTCATCATGACGGCCACGTCGTGCGGCTTGATGTTGCGCCCGAGGTGGGCACTCCAGTAGCACGCAATCAGACCGAAGTTGTTTTCCAGATCACCGTGCGTGCTGGCGCGATCCTTGGTGACGTACTCTTTGGCGGTGTCGAGGATTTCCGACCTGTTCATGCTATCGCTCCATCGGTGATCCACTCTTCCTCGAAGCGCAGGTCTTCGATCCCCGTGATGTCGGCCAGCCTGTGGCGGTAGACCGCCGACGGCACGACGCGGCCCGTCATCCACCTGGATAGACTGGATTTGGCAACTGGCACTTTGTCGGCGAGCCAGCCAAGCTTGCGCCCGTCCTTGGCACACCACTGCCTGATTTGACTTTGAGCCATCATTGGCGCTCTCCCTTGTTTCGATGCTGTAGGCTTATGGTGTAAAAAAAGTTACGTCAAGTGCATTTTCTGGCTTGCGCGGTGCGCGGCAGGCTGTATGGTGGTCACACGAACTAGCAAACAAGGATGACCCAGATGTCCCGTGGAACCTTTATCGAAAACGAAGCCCGCTACAACGACGCCATCCGGCGCAACATCCAGAACAACGCACGCAAGACCCGCGCAGCTAACTGGCTGGCCACCGCCGACGGCGCTCGCGCCAACGCGTTCCTGTTTGAACTGGACGAGTTCGAGCCGACGTATCGTGAGGATGGCCGTTTCGACGCCATCCACCCGACCGTGAAGGCCTGCCTCGGTGACTTCTTCACCAAAATGCGCGAAAGCGTGAACGAGTGGGGCGGCCTGACCGAGGGCCAGACCAAGGCCGTGCTGGCCATGATCGAACGTGGCGAGGCCCGCGTGGCAGAACGTGCCAAGGCCCGCGAAGAGGCGCGTCAGGCCGACGCCGACAAGTCCGGCTGGGTCGGCGAGATCGGCCAGCGTCGCGTGTTCGACCTGACCATCCGCATGGTTTTCGAGATGTCGGGCATGTACGGCACCAGCTACCTTCACGTCATGCACGACGCCGATGGAAACGTGGTCGTCTACAAGGGCACCAACCGTCTCGGCGCTATGCACGACGCGGTCTCGGTCAAAGCCACTGTCAAGGATCACGACACCCGCGACGGCGTGAAGCAGACCAAGATCTCGCGCCCGGTGACCGCATGACCGAACTAGAACTTCAACTAAGCAGGCTGGGCGTCATCGCCCAGCCAGCACCCCGCCCCCAGCCAGCGGCCTACGCGCCGCCCCAGTGGAAACCAACTTACCCCGGCGAAGAGCCGCCGTTTTAATAGGAGAGAAACATGAAGATCCGAGAAATCATCGCAGAGGCCTTCGCCGTCATCGCGCTGTTTGGTGTGGGCTACGGCCTGCTGCTGATCGGCCACGGTATGGGGTGGTGAGATGAACCTGAACAAAACCCACAAAGAGCTGATAGTCCGCAAGATCATGGCTGACATCCCCATGATTGACTACGCCGCGCAGGCGCAGTCTATTCTGCAAGCCAAGGCCATCGAGAAGATGCCTGCCGAGGTGCGGGCGGTCTACGACAACCCTGACATGCGCCACTGGCTGGCTACGCGCTACGCCTCGAACCACACCCACCTTTCTGGCTCCTACATCTTCTGGCAGTGCAAGAAGGGTGCTGGAGACTGGCTTTACGTCGCACGTTGCGGGAGCAACGACGACCCGGAGGACCGAGAGCTTGTGGCCGAGGTCCACGATCAGATTTACGAGCTTGCCAAAGCCGCCGAGGAGCAGTGGAAGGCACGTCGCTCAATGGAGGACAAGCTCAGGATGATGTTCTACGACATCCGCACCCTGAAGCAGGCCAAGACGCTGCTTGAGAAGGAGCTTCACAAGTACCTGCCGGAAGAGCCGCCCAAGGAACCCAAGCCCGCGCAGGCATCGACGGCGCTGGTGCCGTATGTCGTAGCGGGTCTGCGCGAGATGGGGTGGCCCAAGGACAAAGGGGAGGCTGCGTGATGGCTGTCAAACTTGGAGCAATGGATACCCACATCGTGCTGACCGCGCTGTGGGATTACCGCGAGACGCTGACAAATATTCCCGGAGACCAGCCGACACCGCACATTCAGGTCAGAGACAAGATCGAGCGCGTAGACCGACTTATCAAGCACTACAAGAAATCATACTTCGCCTTGGACAGATTGGGGATCATGTGATGAGCAAGCAAGACCTTCTCGCCTACATCGAACTGCGGCGGGAGCAGATCGAAGATCTGGAAAGGAAATATGGAACCGGGGTTCGCCCTGCATGGGTGGGTGAGGAAATCGGCATCCTCGCTCATTACAAACGTGACGCCGAAAAACAACTCGCAGCAATGGAAGCCCAAGATGCAACAGACTGAAATCGTAATCACCAACATCCTCGCCACCAAGACGGCCTTTGCTGTCCGCTCGGAAGACATGACGGCGAATGTGTTTATCCCAAGCAAGCTGTCCCTGGACGCCGATCTGCGGCCCGGCAAGAAGATGATGGCCAGCCTGATCCCTAACATCCAGCAGCCAGACAAGACGCCGTGGCTTTGCATTGCATTGCACGATGATGCGCCGATCCAGCCGCCGCAGCCGCAGGGCCGCCGCGATACGTTGGCAGAGTTGATCTTGGAAAATCTGGATCAGGGTCGCGCCACTGTCGAAGAGATCGCGGAAGACCTGAACATGTCTGACGAAAGCGTAGCCAACAAGCTGTCCGAGTTGTTCGCAACCGGGCGCGTCGTGCGGCTGACCTGCTTTGATCTGCCGGGAGATAAAGCATGAGCCTTAGTCACAACATGACAGATGCTCACTTGAAGGACTTGCTGGATGCCCTGCCGGATGAGATGGACGAGGGTGAACTGTGCGCCACGACGCTGACGATCTACAGCGTCTTCATGGACGATCCGGCTCAGATCATGTCTGAGTTGATCGCCATGATATACATCCTCGGAAAGACGAGCGGCATGAGCCACAAGGATATTTCGATCAGCCTGCGGGCAAGTGCGGATGTGTACGATGCAGATCATCGCACGCAAACGAAGCACTAGGGAGAGAGAGATGATCGAATACGTCGCAATCCTCTGGATCACGATGCACGGCGGCCCGCTCGACGGCAGCACCTACGGCATCCCGTTCCTGACCGAAGCAGCCTGCAAGAAGGCGATGGTGCCCGTGGGCGATGCCCTCGACTACGACTACAGCATGGAATGCACCACCATGCCCGTTGAGGTGGAGATGCTGCCATGACCGACCTAGACAAGCGCATGCACTTCCGCTGCGGAGACTGCGAAACCAACTTCAGCACCCCCGATGCGGTCTTCCCGATGGACACGCGGAAGCTGACCAAGCTGGTCCGCGAAACCAAATGCCCGACCTGCGGGGCCGGGTCGAAGCGGCTGTATCTGCGGGCGAATGTGAAGGCCGACGATGCCGCGTGACCCCTCCAACAGCCCCGGAGCGAGAGCCTTGAGGCTGGCGGGATATGTCAAATGCCCGGCTTGGTGGCTGACCATCGAACAGTTCGAGCTATTGAAATACATGGCCGAGCAAAATCTACCAGAAATCAACAGGATAAAGGACAATGCCTATGTGGGGCAAAAAACGTATAACCCGTGATATGATCCAAGAGGCAAAGGATTTGGGCCTCAATATAACTCAGGCGGCCCGTCGCTTTGGCATGCATCGGAGCAGCATCGCGGCAGCATGCGAAAGGTTCGGGATCGAACTGGCACTGTCGAAGTTCGATCCGCAAATGCCGTCAACGCGCAGCCGCTTCTGGCAGGAGACGGTTGAAAAACCGAAACCAAAGACGCCAGCCATCTGGTCGGCCAGCCCGGCGGCAGTCGAGAAAGCATTGGCTAAAATCCAGCACCAAAAGCGGTTGCAGGCGTTAAGCTGACCCGCTAAAAACATCGTCGAGGGGCGCACACGAAACCTGCGGTTTTGTATTGGTCGAAGATCAGACTGCGCTACGGCTTATCATCCACCATCGCGCCCCTCACGATCCTTCATCCTGCTGACCAAAGCCAGCACCAGGCCTCCGAATTGGCCGAATGGTATCACGCCGTGATACTGATTGATCGTCACCATCAAACCGTCGCGGGTCACGCGCCAGGATGCGATGGGCAGCTTATCTTTCATCACGGTCAATCGGGTCCAGCGCACGCAGCACCAGCCCGTCCTGCTTGTGGAAGGTGATAGACTGCAATGCACGCCTCGCGCCGTAACCCATGCCAGCGGCGTAGGCATCAGGCGGACAGAAAGCACGCAGGCTCTCAAACCGCAGCGGCCCAAGGTCTTTTGCTTGATCGTGATGGACGTGGCCTGTCAGGTAATGGCGGTGGCGCGTCTGCGACCAGAAGGTGCATACGTCGGATAGATACAGCGCCATCTGCGCGGGCTTACCCTTGTCCCCGTGGTGGGCGAAGATCGCGCACTTGCCCCATTGCATCATAAATAAATCGCGCGGCTCTTTCTCAACCATGATCCGAGGCTCATTGCGGTAACGCTCGGCCAGCGCGAAGTTGAGCGTCATGCTGGAGTGAATGTCATGGTTGCCGCGCAGCACACGCACCAGCACGCGAGAATGCTTTTGCAGAAGCTGGTGGACGGTTTCCGCGATGATGCCGATGCCAACGTCAAGCACCTTGAAGAAACGCCCGTCCACGTCCAGCTTGTGGCGGTTGGCTGGCGTTTCGGCCCGCGTGTCGTCGCTGTGGAAATAGTCGCCGCCGATAAGCAGGACGGCCTGCTCGGCGGCAGGCGTCAGCGCCAGCACCTTGGCGAAGGCGTGCCGCATGTCTTTGGCCGCGTGGCCGAGGTCATAATCCTGCGCGCCTGTCTCGCGTCCCCACGCCATCATGCCGACGTGCGCGTCCATCAGCGGATAAACGGCGCACAGATCGGCCATGACGGTTTCTGGGGCCACCACAGGCGCGGCAGGCACCATCCCCTCCAGCGCCGCTCTTATGCGCTCGGCGACGGCCTCTGGAGCCTCGCCATCGGGCCGCAGCATCACGGAATAGCCCGGCTCATCGTCTTTGGCCGGCACTTTCACCCATGCCAGCGACGGCGTCAGGTTGGTGCCAACTGCGGCCATGCTGTCGGCGATGGCTGGATCTACGCGATACTGGGCGCGGGTCTCTGCGTCATAGCCAGCCCGATTTAGCATACGCTGAAGGTCACGGCGATTGATGCCGATCTCTTTGGCCGCAGCGGTCACGTTGCCGAGACGCTTAACCGCCTCGACGGCTTCTTGCTGTCTCGGTGTCATGTCCGCGTCAGCGTGCATGATCTCTACCCCAGTAACTTGGCAAGGGTCTTCGGGCCAGCCACGCCGTCAGCGGTCAGACCGTTGGCTGCCTGCCACTTCTTCAGCGCAGCCTCCGTGCCGGGGCCAAAGTCGCCGTCGGCTACAAGGCCCAGCTTGGCCTGCATGCGCTTTACGTCGTCACCCTTGGAGCCACGGCGCAGAGTGCCGCCAGAGGCCGCAGGAGCGGCGGCAGGCGCACTGGTGTCGATCTTGCCACCCAACGCCGCCATCGCCTTCGCATAGCGTTGTTGGCGGTCAGATAGGCCGATGTCGCCCCCGTTAATGATCTTCGTGAGCCGCACTTGGTCGCCAGTGTCGGCAACTTCGTTCAGGTTGCGGCTTCCCCAGAACCACAGCGCGCTCTCAAGTGCGCCCTTCTTGGTCAGGAGGTACGCGGCGGCTTCCTCGGCAATCATGCCAACGGTCTTGCCGAATGCAGTCGTATTTGCACGGCCAGTAACCTGCTTCAGACCTTTTCCAGAAAAAAGCCACCCGTCGCCTTCCTTCACATTGCCAAGAGCGCCGCCCTTGGAGCGGTTCTTGTCCATGTAGACGTAGTTGGCGATCTTCTCGGGCTTTCCAGCATACTCTGCGGCGTTCTCTTTGCCGGGGCCAAAGTAGCGCGGGAACACCTTCAGGAGGGTGGCCTCCTTGTAGTTCAGGTTCTCCTGCAAGACGCGGAAGTCCATGCTCTCATGGGCGCACTGGGCGATGAAGCCCGCGATCCGCTTGTCGGTGGTGATGCCGTACTTGGGCAGCATTTCATTAAGGGCAGCGCACCATTCGCCGACTTCTTTGTTGGTCGGGATCATCACAGCCAGTTGGGCTTCGGTCAGAAGGCTCATTTCTTTTTCACCTTCTTCAGGACAGCGCCCAACACAGCTTCCTTCGCCATGTCTTTGCCCATGCCGCCGAGAAGATCTCCGACGTTGCCCGTGGCGGCAATCTTGATCGCGTTCTCAACGGGATCTGGCAAGTTCACCTTATCCAGCACAGCATCGACCGCCTTAGCCTTAGCCTTGCGGCCAACGAACATTCCAATCATCTTTCCAATCATTCTTGCGTCTCCTGCGGTTCGTCGCGTTTGCGGTTGTTGCCAGCAGCCATTACGCCGCCCAAAGCACCAGTGATAAAGCTGGCAATCGGGGTGAGGATGGCAAACAGCGCCCGGTCGTTCTCGCTGCTCTCTCCGAGAGGCTGGGTAACGAAAACCAAGCTGTATAGAATGATAAAGATGCTGCCGCCCAAGATCATGGTGAGCGAAACGCCGATAAAATAGCGCAGCTTACTTTCCAGATAGTCAGGATCGTTCTTTTTCATGGCGCGGCCCCTCCAGTTAAATCGTCAGCGCAATTCTTTGTACGAAGGCAGATCGGCGGCTGGCACTCAATCGCGCTCCAGTTTGCCGGATCTTGGCAGGGATACCTATACCAGCCATCGCCGCTGAACCAAAACAGCAAACCTATTGCCACTGCGCCGGCAGGCCAGATCCAGTGTTCAAGTACCATCGTGCCCTCCTGAGTTTGCGTCCTACTTCGCCAAACTTCGCAGCAGCGCGTCGATCTTGTTGTCGAGGTTGTCAATGCGCGTGATGAGCATGTTCATGCTGGACTGCACGTCAGTCTTTGTGACGTAATCTCGCGCCATCTCTTCGCGCGTGCGATTAAGCAAAATCTGAAGACGCTGCACCTCGTCTGAATGCCCCTTCAAGATCCACCCGACAAGGCCCAGAAGGGCGGAAAGTGCGGCGCTCCAGAGCATCTCGGGTGTCATGTCACTTCACCTTGTTCCGCTTCGAAATGGCCGCAGCCTTTTTCTTGGCATCTGCCTTGCTGGACGCGCCCCATGCCTTCAGAGACAGCAGCAGGCGCGTCGGTTCACCGTCTTTATACTCAGGCCCCGGCATGTTGCCCATGCGCGCGAGGAATGAAGCCCGGCGAGGATTGTCGCCAGACTTCACCGGGGCCTTCAGGTTCATGCCCTCGGCCTTCGCAGAGGCGCGCCCCTTGGCGTTGAGGCCGCCTTTGGGGTTCTTGCCCTCTTTTCTGGTCCAGGCCGGGGACTTCGCCATATCAGTAACGCGGCGGCCAGTTGTCGTAGCCATTCAGCGTGATCAAGACAGATCCAGCCGTATAGCCGCCCGTCTTGATGCCGGCCCGGTAGAAGTTTTTCATCGGATCGTAGCCGACTTCCTCTGCCGAGGTGCTGACCCAGGTGTCAACGTCGCGCCAGACGGTGCCATCGGTGGAGCGTTGCGCTGTCACCGTGCCGCTGAACGCCGGCGAGGTGCTGGCCACGATGGAGATGTTAAAGTCTCCGATGATGAGAACCGCATCCGTGAAGGTGTTCTCAGCAGATAGCGTCTTGGTCGTTGCTGGCATGTCTGCCTCCTTTATTGGATGACCGGCTTGAAGATTAGTCTAAAGATGCTTCCGAATACCGGGTACGGGATGGACAGAAAGTTCCAGCCATCGTTGTTCCCATCATCAATGTTTCGGCGGTTTGTAAAGGCGTCCCAAGTCGCACCGCCTGTTGCATCGATGTCCTCGATGGTGAGATAAGAAGCGTTCACCCTTCCGCCCGCTTGCGTCAGCGTGGCCTGAGATCCAGAGACAGTTGAACTAAGGAACTTCTGTTCTGTGCTGGATGTCGCAAAGGCGCCGACCGTGCTTGTTACGCCGTTCTTGAGCTTTAATGTTCCGGCAGTGAAGGTGAAGGCTCGGGTTGATCCTTGCGTCAGGGCATCTGCAAAGTTGACCACACCACCGCTGGCCTCGGCTGGGATGGCGATGGGTCGATCAATGGTGACGCCATTTGTCGTGATCGTCCTAGTCGCGGGGCCTGTGAAGTTGACAACTTGGGTTCCCGCAACAAGCGTCATAGACGCGCTGAACGTCACGTTTCCAGTCAGATGCAAAATCGCTGGGGCAAGCGATCCAGAAAACCCAGTGCAGTTGAAGTTGTTTATGTGGGAAGTGCCCGTGATCGTAAACGTGCCAGAGCCTGCCGTGATGTTGGCGTTGATGTTTCTGAGAAAACCCGCAGTATATCCGATTACTACGGACCGAGCATTGGCTCCTGAATATGTGAAATTCACAGTTGGGACGGCAAGAAAGGTTGCCGTCGTACCTGCCTGCCAAAGAGGTGTCACGCCGTCGCCGACAATGTTGATTTCAAATGTCGATGGCTGAAACGAACCAGCGTAGTTGTTCCAAGTAATTCGGAAAATAGTGACTGTCGCCCCCAGCGTTACGATGCCAGTTCCAGAGTTTGCGTCAAAGATCGCAACATCCGCAGCAACAGGAGCCGACGCACCGGGAGCGCCGCCAGTCGTCGCAGCCCAGTTTGCCGTGCTTGTGGTGTCCCAAGTTCCAGAACCACCGACCCAAAATCTGTTCGCCATCGGAAAACCCTTTTTCTAGTTTAGGACCAAGGCACGCCGATAAGCGTGACGGGGTTTTTCTCGGCTTCGATCTTAGCTTCCAGATTTGCCTCTATGGCTGTTTTGTCCACGGAACCCCAGACCCATGCCAGCACGTCGGCCTCGATCAGGTCGGCATAAGGCACAAAATTTGGCAAGGCCGGATCAGGCGTGAAGCCCGTCATCCCGCAAAACGAAGCAGAATTCTCATCGGTAACGACAGTCACGTTCCAGTGCGCCGTAATCACGCCGCCGTCCGCTGCGTTGCGGTCAAGCTGGCTGATGCGCCATGTGATCGTTTTCATTTGGTCGTCTCCTTTTCATGTGACGCCAACTCTACGCGCCAACCGACAGGGCAATTGCGATCTGCCGTCATGGCAAGGTCAGGCCGATCTGTCTGCCATTCACGGACAATGTGGCCAAGGCTGTCGATAAGTCTGGCTGTCATTCTTTTTCCTCCACAGGCTTGGCCTTACGGATTTCGACGACCAAAGGCTCAACCTCGGCCATCGGGCGTGTCACCAGATAGTCGTGGACAGCCTGCACAATTTCACGAGGAAGTTGAAGCATCATGCACCTATCAAACCGTGAGTGGTCAGATCGTCAATCAGCGCCTTCACCCGTTCTGCCAACTGTGCTGTCGTAACCGTGGCCGTGTCGAATGTGGTGCGAGCGCTCGTGCCGGTGGGCGCGGTCCAACCTGTTTGACGAGATGCGATGACTTGCGTTCCATTGACCCTAAGAATGCCAGTAGAGGTGTTGATCCCAAACCTTTCGGTTGCGCCGTTGTAGAAGCCCCAGATTGCTGCGGTGATGCCCCAAGAAGTTCTTATGGCCCCTGTTGCCTCCATCGCAATGTTCTGGCCCGAAGCGAGACGGACAGCATTACTCGTTATCGTCCCACCCGAAGTATTCAGACCAACAACACAAGTTCCAGAGACACGCAAACCGTTCGCAGGAGATCCTACAACATCAAACCCAGCCCCGGTAGCCGCTGAGGCGGAGGAAAAGTCCGCAGTTGTCGAGCCGAAGGCAGAGTAACCAATTAAATAAGTCGCGTTGGCGACAGACCCCCCTTGCACGTTGACACGGACACCATAGCCTGCTTGGCAGGTGGCACCGGCAGGGTCGCCCTTCCCAGCAACAACATCTATACCGACACGGTTCAAACTTCCAGCGACAACACCATTTGCGAAAACATCAACTTCTATGCCTACAGTTCCAGATTTGCCGACACCAGATGTGTTGGTTTTGTCCTTCGCCTCAAACACACCGCCCCAAATAGGACCAGTTCCTGCATCGCGGTTGCCTTGGCCGTAGATGGACACGTTCTCACCAGCGTTTGATGAATTGTTGAGAACTGAAGTAATGCCCCACACGAAATCTGATACGTTTTGAGATACATTGGTATCCAGTCGGAGGTTGCTGCTCACATAACCTGGAGTTCCACCGTTATAGCTGAAGTTCTTAGACAGTTGGACCTCTGCAAACTCATTAGGACTGGATGCAGTCTTGGAGATCAGACGACGGTTGTTGATGGCCTGCTCGACATGACCGAGCAAAGAAATGGGGCCGCTGCCAGCGGGGTTTAAAGCATTTCCACAGGTCCAGAAATACGAATTTTCGTTTACGATTGTGCTTTTGAGATACCTGCCGGAAGGAACATATATCGGGTTGCCCGGCCCTGCCTCCAAGGCTGCTGCTTGGAATGCTGCGGTGTCATCTGTCACACCGTCACCGACAGCTCCAAAATCTGCAACTGAAATTAAACCAGTTTCTGGCGGAATACCGAAGCCCACAGGGCTATAAATGATTAAAGATCCGCTTTTGTCCCGCACCGTCGTTGAGAAACCACCACTTGCGTTTGCATAAATCAACGCAGGCGATCCGTTGCGCATAATGTAGCCGCTTGATGTCCGCAGGGGCTGTGCCGCAGGCTGCGTTAGCGCGGTATCATAATAAACCTGAACTGGGTTGGTTTCAGGGTTCTGGTTGGCAACTCCAACATAGACAAAACCGCTGTCAAGCGGATCACCGTTTTTATCAGTGAATACCAGATAAGGGGGGGCGATTTGCAGGCTCATTTGGCATCCTTTCGCGTGGCATTTAACACGAAATGCGGGGGTTTGGATAGGGTCATTGCGGGGCTGCCTGCGGCTGCTCTTCAGCGGCCTTCTCGGCGCGCAGTGCCACCGTTAGCTGCTTGATGAGTTCCTGCTCCTGCGGGCTGCCTTTGGTGGTCTGCGGCAGCTTCAACAGGATGTTGCGAACAGGCGCGCTCTCATACAGGCGGGCGATGCCGCCGATGGTGGCTCCGCCAACGATGCCGGCACCAGCGCCGCCTAGAATGTCGGTCAAGACAGCCGCTCCGACGACAGGGACAGCCTGCACGCCAGTCGGTGGCGAGACGCCAGCGCGCCCAGCTTGCTCGGTCATCTTCAGCGCGCGGGTCAGCCCCTCAACGGCCTTCAGATCCTGCCCAGAGAAAAACACGCCGATAGGAGATCCAAGGCGGATCAACTGACGCTTGAATTGATCTGGGCTTAGGTTCTCGAAGTTGCCGCCGACCTTACTGAAGGCTTCCTGCAAAACAGCCGTGCGGGCGTTGCGCTTGCCTTCAGCGGATAGGCCGCGATAGAGCGCCTTGATGTCGCTTGGCTTGGCTGAGAACAGCATCGTGCGGATGACTTCAGGCGACGTGTCACCCTTCGCCAATGCGGCCTTCATCGCGCCAAGTTCTAGCTCACCTGCCATGCTGGCAAGCTGCTTGTTGGCGATGTTCCACTTGTCGAAATCACGGCGCTGGCCGTTGGCTTTGATGTAGTCTGCCATGTCTTCGCGCAGCGGCGCATAGATGCGGCTCAGAACCTTCTCACCTTCGCTACGAACAGCGGCCAGACTTGGATCGGTGAACGCCTCGCCGATCTGCTTGCGCAGAACCTCAATGGTCGCCAGCGGCTGGCCCTGAACGACTGTCTGCTTCTGGCCGTTTGGAAGCGCGACCTCTCGGGTGCCGGTCAGGTCGTCACGCCAAGTGACCAACCGATCAACCACGGGCTTGAATTGCGTCGGGCTGATCTTGTTCAGGCGCGCGATTTCTTCGTCAATCTTCGCGACAGATTTTGCCACTGGAACAGTGCTATTCGGTTGCGACAGGCGGTCAATCACCTCAGTCTTCATGCCGGTGTATTTGGTCAGGTTCTCGCCGCGACGGGCCAGAAGATCCTTCGCCACGTTTGAGATGATGGTGTTGTCTGCGGCTGACGCTTCGGTGACGCCGTAGTTGCGCAGAAGGTCAACAGATGCGTCGATGCGCTCTTGCTGCTGTGCAGCACGCGGGCCACCCGTGCCTGCCATCGGGATCATCTCGCCAGTGCGTTGCAGCCAGCGACCTGCAAACGTCGTCGGCTGGCGCACGTCAGTGGTCATCACGCGGATGCCGACATCTTCAGCCTCGCGCACGGCGGCAGGCAATGCAGCCGATGGGGCTTCCGCACTGATGCCAGCGGCGCGCCCACCAGCGACACCGCCAGCCAAACCAGCCGCAAGTTGCGCGCCCGGTCCGCCGCCTGCTTCTGCAACAACCTGCGCCGCGCCGCCACCGCCACCGCCAGCAGCAGCCTGCGCGCCGGGTTGGGCGGCAAGCTGACCAGCGATGCGCTGCGCTCCAGTAGTCAATACGCGCTCTGCACCGCGCGCGATAGCGGCCTGACCGCCAGCACCAACGGCACCCTCACTGATGGCGCCAATCACGCGCTCGGTGGCCGTCTCAGGCTCAGGCACGCCAAGATCTGTTAGCGCACGCTTAACTTGCTCTCGCAGCGGCTGCGTCTCTGTCCCAAACAGGTAGTTCTGCACTGCAGCAATCGGGTCATAGGCGAGGCCGACGATGCCAGCGGCGCCTTGAGCCGCAGCGCGCCCAGTCAACCCGAGTTGGCGCTCGAGATCGGCGGTTTTGCCTTGTGGCTCTTGCGCCTTTGATTTAGCCGTTGCCTCGGCAATTGCAGCAGCAAGCGCGATTGGGTCTAGATCTGCCATTACTGCCCCGTCTGCTTTTGATAGATTTCCCAAGCCATTTCTCGGACTTCAGGTGCCAGCGCAGCGACAGCCGGGTTGGCCATGAACGTGGCCTTTGCTTCGTCTGCGGCGGCTGGCGTGGTCCCAGGTGCTGGTGCGGCCTCTTCTTCGGCTTCACTTGGCGCGCCAAAAATTTGGTTTTCGTCTAGACCATACTGCCTGATGACTGGCATCAGAGAAACACGCGCCCGGGTTTCAGATTTCGCTGCGGCGGCAAACAGGTCTTCCGCCTGGCTCTTAAAGGACGCGCGCTGTTCAGGGGTCAGCCGTTCACCGGCGACTGCTTGGTTGTAAGTGTTTCTAATGGCTGTCGGGATGCCACCAGAGTTTTGAGCAGTTGAGAATTCACCCTCACGGACTGTCGAACCGGGATCAAGCATCTTCATATAGTTGAAGATCAGCGCAATGTCGCCAGGGCCTGTGTCCTGAGACGCTGCCACTCGGTCGAAAGCCTGCGCCACCGTTCTGTAGTCCTTGGTAAGATCGGTGTATTCCTTGCGCACCTGCTTCTCGCGCTCGAACAACTCTTTATTGTCGCCACCCTGCCCGGTCTCCTTGATGATCGCGTCCATGACGCTAGGAGGCAGCGCGCCTGAAGCCGTCAACAGCGCCAGCGTGGCCACGCCTTGGCCCTGCGGATCGATCTCCACCAGCTTGCGGTTGGCACGCAGGGCAGCGGCTTCCTGCGCGTCTCCTGCGTTCTCTGCGGCTGCAATGCGCTCGTCCAGCATGGCCAAGGCCACCTCGGGCTTGCCGCCCAGAAGACTGGTCGAAAGCTGGATGCCGAATTGCGTGTCAGCCTCACGGCGCGGTGCTTCCATCGCCTCAAACGCACTCTGGAACTCGCCAAAGGTCGAGGCGTTGTTCAGCGCAAACTGGTTCAGCGCGTCGGTCGTCAGCGTGCCACTGATCGCCATGTCACGCAGGCCCGAAAGCTGCGCTTGCATGGCCTCGGTCTGCGCACGCTGGCGCTCTGCCTCGGCACGGCGCATTTCAAACTCAGAGGCAGCGCGGGCCTCCGCGGCGGCACGCATGTCCATAACCTGGCGCTGCTCGATGTCAGCCCGCCCAAGTCCATAGCCGCGCATGGCCTCCTCAATGGGGTTCTGCACGTCCAACATGTAGTTGATGGGTTCCATTAGAACGCCCCTCCGCCGTAGAACATGCCCTGCCCGAAGGTCAGCGGTGCGCTGGCACCTTGCGGCGTGTAGCCTTGATACGCCATGCCGCGACCGATGGCCATGCCAGCGCCGCCTAGCAGATTGCCAAATGCTTGCCCTTGTGCCAGCGCGCTGCCAGCACGCGCGGCGCCCTGCTGCTGCATCAAGCTAGAGATGTTCTGACCAGTCTGCATGCCCGCCGTTCCAACACCAGCCGCTGCGTTCTGACCAGCCGATGCAAGCCCTCCGAGACGGCTGTATTGCTGCTCAATCAGGCCAGACAGGATCTGCGGGCGGAACTGGGCCAGCGCGCCCTGCACGTTGCCACCACGCAGGCCGCCCGTGGCAGCGGCGTTCTGCAAGATCGCGGTCTCACCCTGCTGCGCCAGCGCGGCAAACTCCGGGCCTTGCTCAATGGCTTGCAGCGCCGCACGCTGGGCATCCGCACCGCCGACGCCAGCCAAAGCCATCTGCTGGCCAAAAGCCGACGTTCCGCCAGTGACAAACGGCGCAAGAAGTTCGCGCACCGCGTCGAACTGGCGGCGCTGCTCATCGATGCCCTGCTGCGCGGAGGCAACTTGCGCCCGAGATCCTCTGCGTGCTGCGTTGGATTGTACGCCGGCGCTCAGAAGAGAGCCGCCAAGCAGGGCAAGACCTGTGCTAATGGCCATGACGGATTTCCTTCGTGAATGTGCGCTCAATCGGCATAAAGCCGCTGCGGGAATAAACGCGCTCCATCGTTCCCGCTCGCTCGTTTTCAAGCGCGATCATAAACAACTGGCTGGCACCGATCTGCTCGGCCCAGCCCTCGATTGCAAACATCATCTGCTTGCCGGCGCTAGATCCGCGCTCTGTCGGATCGACCCACCAAAACAATTCTTGCGCGACGGTCACGCTGGGCGCGAAATAAAGCGGAAAGGCCATTGCGCCCGCAATGCCAACCACGTCGCCGCCCTTTTCAGCCACCCAAACCTGCGCTGCGTCTGAAGCATCAGCGTAATCCAGAAACGCGCCGAAGCCTGCTTCATCGAAATCAACACGCTGGCCCATCGGAGACGCAGCGAAAAACGCCCGCGCCTGCTCAATCACGCCTGCCTTGTCTGATTTTTCAGCTTGGCGAACCAGCACCGGGCAACCCTCTTTGGATCTTGCCTGCTGGTGGGCCAAAGTCTCAGCGTCCGCATTATCGCAGAAATCGGTTTTTCGGGCAAGGCTCGTCATTGCAGGCGGAACCTTTCAAGGATGGCATAGGGATTGTACAGGGAAAGCGGATCGACGCGCTCCCCGTAAAGATCCGCCATACGGGTTGAAGGCTGATAGCCACGCGCGAAATCGCTCTCCTCAGCGCCACCAGGCATCGGGCGGAAACGGGATTGCGTGGGCGTTGTGCCTTGGCCACCGTACCCGCCCATGATCTTGGCGACATAGTTCTGCGTTTCTTCGAAAGGAGGGATGCCGCCGTATTTGCGCACGTTGCCTGGGCCAGCATTGTAGGCGGCCAAGGCCAAGTTCGTATCCCCGAACGTGTCAAGCTGCTGGCGAAGATACCGCGCACCGCCCCGCAAATTGTCCTCGTCATCGTAAGGATCAACGCCAAGATCGGCAGCCGTTCCCGGCATCAACTGGGCAAATCCAATCGCGCCGGCAGAGGATCTGGCATCTTGGTTGAAGCTGCTTTCAGCCTCAACCAATCGCGTGAACAGATCAGGGTCAACGCCCTCTTCGATGGCGATCATGCGGGCCATTTCGCGGTAATCCATCAATCATCTCCTTCATGCGCCTGGCATGCTCGCAGGGCTGAACAGACGAAATCAAACTTCTTGCAATAGCCGCGACCGCCGCCCGAGGCGTCATAGTCCGTCACCGGGATGCTTTCCATCATGGCCTGCATCATCGGGTCAACGCAGAAGTATTCGCAGTTCAGGCACATGCGACGGCGGGCTTCCTTCTCGTTCATGTCCCAGGCTTTGGCCAGCCCAGCCCAGAACGGCTTGTTGGCCTTCGGGTCAAGCGACGGATTGGCCGGGCCAAACTGCCAGCTATCAATCGCCACCTGCTTGTTCTTCTTGTTTTCGGCTGCGCTGGAGATCTTCATCTTCGGCAGACCAAACTCCATCATCATGTCGTCCATTACGACACCTCCCGGCCTGAGCAGCGAATTGTGAGCGACGTGGCAGCACCGGCCAACGTCGAGATAAACCCGCCAGCTTCCAGCACATGGCCGACCAACTCAGGGCAGGTGTAGGTCTCATCGGGCGCGATAGTGCGAGCGTCGATGATGAGGTTGGAAGCCCCCGCCGATCCGCTCACCGTCACAAGGTTGACCGAGATGGCTACGTTGCCGGCGCTGGTGTTCGTCACCGTAAACTTGTCGATGATCGCCCGCACAGCCGTCGCGGTGTATTGTGTGGTCTGCGCGTTCTCTGCCTGCTTCGGCGGGATCAGAACCTTTACTGTGACTGCCATGCTGGCCTCCTTATTGCTGAACCTGCGTCACCGCGACCAATGCGGCAGGCGCGGCAGGATAATCATTCGGCGCCGTACCACCAGCCGCTACAGTGGCCAGAGACACGTTGGTATCGTCAGACTGCCACCACAACTCAATATATTCACCAGCGGCAAGGCTGAAGAAGTCAGCCATTGAAATGGGAGAATAACCGTTGTTGATGTTAAGCGTAATGATGCGCGTTGAGTTTGGAACATTCGTGCCGTTCTTCTTATACCAGAAGCGAACCGTCTTGGCGCTGCTGCTTCCGCTAGAAAGCTGCAACGTAATGTCGAACTGGTACAGGCCAGAATCAACCACGGTAAGCCGCGTTCCAGAAACGATGCTGATGCCGTTGGCGATCTCGACGTTATCCCACGTCATCGCATAAGACGTGTTGACGACGGCAGGCGAAACCGTCCCTGTCTTACTGAACTCGCCATAATATTGCTGCTGCTCTATGGTCGGACGCACGAATATTTCGCCATTTACCGCATCGGCTGCCAGAACAGCCGCCACCGGGATTACGTTGTCGGGCGCGGTCGGTTTCGTCGCCGTAAACGCACCAGCCACCGTGGGGCTGGCATACAGAATGTCACCGACCGAGAACGCGCTGGTGTCGATCCCACGCACATGCCCCCAAGTGGTGCAGTAGCCCACCTCGCCGCTGTCGGGCAGATCATGCGTCAGCACGCCAAGAATGTAGAGCGACGACAGTGTGCCATCGGCCAGATATGGCGTGACCGAAAGCACGTTGTTAGCCCCAACGCCGGCAAACCCAACCACCGTGCCGTTGGGGATCATCACGCCCGTCATGTTCTCGACGCGGGCGTAATACTCCAGACCGATCTGCTGCACCACGTCGTATTCCATGCCCAGATCCAGCGTCTGGTCGGCATCGTTCCAAGCCAAGCGGCGAATGCGCGAGACGTGCGGCGGCGCAATGTTGAAATCGATGTAGTCGGTCTGCGGGCTTTGAAACGGTGCAGGCGCGGTGGCCACCAGATCGGCCAGCCGCTTGCCATCGGTGGCCTCAGACAGCGCCACCTCGGCCACATTGCCAGCCGCGCCAATGTTTATAAGAAGGTCAATGATTTCCGCAGGCGTATTTTGTCCTGCCACCACGAACAAACGCTCAATCGCACGGATTGCGTCCGGGTCATTCCCGACAAAGCGGGCGATCTGGTTTCGATTAAGCGGTGTCGGATCTGCCATCAGAATGCCAGCGGTTCGACCCGCGCCTCCAGCCGTGCCATCGCAAGTTGCGCCTCGCTGGTGCCACGGAACTTCTGCAAACGCCAGTTGCGCATGTGGCCCTGCTGAAGCCAGACCACCCGCTTGTTATACTCTCCCAGCTTACCCACGCGCGCAGGTTTCTCAACGCTGTAGGTCAGGCCGTCCGTTGAATAGCTGGTCCATACGGTCGGATCGGCGCCAGGCTGCACGCGGCCCGTCAGCGATACCAACTCCATGTCATGGAAGATCGCGCCACGGCTTTCGTTGTAGACGATGGTCGTGCCGAACTCCCATCCGATTGTCTCGCCCCAATGCGACGCGATGTTCTTGTCCAGATAGCCAACGTCAGTGTCGCCAGGCTTGCAGACGTTCCACCGATCATAGGCCCACACAGCATCGCAGACAGCCCATCGACCGAGGCCGACCAGCGAAGTGCGCAGGAAGAACCAGACAGGCTGCCCGACAGCCTGCGATCCTGCGGCATCGAACACAATGGTCTGGTCTGGCAAATGGATGTCGAGGAACTGGTGGCCCCCCTCGGTGCGCTCCTGCATAAACGAGGTGGAAAGCTGGGCTTCGGTATAGCCCGCAAGGATTTCCTCAATCTCGCGCGTGGCGATCTTTTGCACAGTGCCGTTGGCGCCGATATAGACCGAAATGTTTTCGTTGGTGCCACTGCCCATGAAGGCAATGTTTTCGCCCAGAACGCAGCAGGTGTGCGTGCCTAGAGTGCCTTTTTGCATTTGCGCGCCGGGGATGCGCTGGAACGGAAAGCCAGCCGTGCCGGTGTTGTCGAACACCTCGATGGTGTGGCGGTTCAGCGCGTAGATCTCGTTGCGCAGTTTCAGCAGGGCCTTCACCGGGTCAGGGTCAGCTTCCGAAGATCCATACTTCAGCGGATCGACGGCAAAGGGATTGTTCAATTCGGTGATGACGAGAAACTCGCCGTCGGTTGTCATAAAGTAACCATCGACCCAAACAACGGTAAGCGCCGTCCCAAGATCTGGATCAGTGACCTGCGCCAGCGTCGTGCCGTCGTAAAGATAGAGCCGACCGCCAGATGTCACGGCCAGATAGTCAAAGCTGTAGGTGAACGTCACGCGGCCACCGCTGCCGACATCGCCGATCATGATAACGGTGCCATCCTGCGCAACAGTCACCAAGCTGGTTCCCATGACGCGGTACAGCACGCCGTTCCAGTTGATGCCGCCCCGGTTGAACCCAGGCCCGTCACCAGTCTTCACAATGCCATCACCGGGGCGAAGATAGCCCTCCGAGATGCCCGTGGCCTTCGGCACAGGCACAAGGTTGACAGGATAGCTCGTCCGAAAGTCGGGCGAGCCATCCGTATAGATCCCGTTGATGATGCCGATCTGCATTAGCCGACCCGATACCAGGCGTTGGTGGCGGCATCAAACCGCATCGTAAAGAAAGCGTTGGCGGCGGCCAAAGTGGTGGGCGCGCCGGTGACAGTTCGACCCGCGCCCGAGACGGTCAGCGAGGAAACGATCTGCGTGCAGTTGACGCTCACCTCTTGCTTGTCGGTCGGCGCCGATGGCAGCACGATGGTGCCAGCCGCAAAGGTCGCCGTGGGCGTCAGCAACAGCCAAGTGTCGCCGGCAGCTACAGTCACCGAGAAGCCAGTGGCACTGGGTGCCGCGTATTGCGTCGTCAGCGAGCCAGGCAGCGTCAGGTTGTCCTGCATGAAGGTCAGCAGCAGGTTGATCGAGGCTTTGCGCGTGTCGCCGTTATTCGTGGACCAGACGGCGAGGAGATCGCCAAGCTGGATCGTGTCAAGCGAAGAAAGCTGGTTGATGTTGGTCATCGCGTCATTCCCATGTCAATGCGCTGTCCGGGCCAACCGTCAGCGGGTCAATTGGTTGACGCAGGAATGCGTCGTTGTAATAGCGCCAGCCCTTGTTGCCCTGGCCGCTCGGGATCGTCATGTTGCCAAGCTGCATTTCGGTCGGGAAGGTCGATCTGGATAGCAGCGCCTTGTAAGACATTTGAGCGTTGGCCTTCGTGTCTGGTGAAACTGTTTTACCATAACCCGGCGCGATGCGCACCGCCAGATTGAGGTGCATAGCTTCAAGCGCGTCATCAGGAACGCCGATCACTTGGTCCAGATCGCTGGCAGCGTTGGAAGACGGCAGCGGATAGCGCAGGCGGATGCCCTTGCCGTTCCACGTTGCCATCATCGCGTCAAGGCGCTGCAAGGCACCTTCCAACTGCTGCGGGGCCAAGTCAAAGACATAGCCAGCGAGGCCGATCTCTTCGAATGCCCGGTTCACGATGTCGCGCTTGGTGTATGCCATCACAGAGCCTCAGATTTGCGCGTGTGGCCACGCTTTGGTTTAGCCTTGGCCTCGGGTTCAGGATCTTGCGCAGCACCGCTGGCGGCTGCGATAGCCTCGCGCACGGTGAAGTGCCAGCCAGCCTTAACGGTGGCTTCAATCTCGTCATCTTCCACGATGCACAGATCAAACGTCTCGGTCGCGCTCCGCTTGAACGCGCCGGGAGATTTGTAAAGCATGGTCGTCATTTTTTGCCCTTCTTGGCTGTCTTGGCC